AAACAATAACGTGCCTGTCTGTGTCACTAACAATAACCTGCATTCCTACAGTTGGAGCCAAGTTTGCTCCCGACAAAGATGTGATGTTAACGGCTCTGGTGTTTGTTCCTCCAGATTTATCCCAATAAAATATTCCACCAAACCTTGGGTTCATAAGCAAGTCTTCACCAAAGTTGTCAGACGACCACAGCCTTAATTGATTGGTAAAAGACAAAGCTGTAGCAGACCCCCAAGTTCCCTCTCCCCACAATCCTGCTCCCCAACCACTAGAAGAGACGTACTTGTCGATGCCTACATTTAATTGATACGCACCGTCTACGCCAGAACCACCGTTGCCAGAGTCACTGCCGTTGGCTGTAACCGTAGCTCCAGAAGTATTTTTGGCTGTAAGGGTGTAGGTATTTGCGGTGGGAGTTGAGTCTATTTGATACTCTTGGTTTAAGACGCCTGCTGTAATTGTTCCGCCTAATGTGGCAGCTCCAGATATTGTTACAAAGTCATTCTTGACAGCGCCATGACTAGAGTCGGTTGCTGTGATAGTAGACGAGCCGTTGGTGGCTGCAAAAACAATGCCGTTGGTTGTTGTGGCTCTGATGGGAGTAATGTCATAAAAGACATTGCCTTCTTGTACATATGATTTTAGATGAGTTCCTAGGAAAAGAAACTTTGTTCCGTCTAGTGCAATCCAAGCAAATAAATTTCTGCATGTGCCAAGAAAACTTGTTGCTTGATTTTTAGACCAACCGCCTATTTTTTCAACAAAGTTTTTGCGAAATCTTATTAAAGACGAATCAAACCATCCGCCTGCGTTGGTATAAGAAGTTCCTTCCTTATCTATTCCTGCTTTGAATTGAAATTTTGCTAATGGCATGTTTCATTTCTTACTAAGCAATTCTTATGATTGCTGTGCTAGCAGCAGCCGCAGGAAATACAATAGTAAAGTCGCCGGCTGTAGAAGTTTTGTCGCCACCAAAGTCAATTGCTGCAACTGATTTATCACCATTGGTGTCGTTGTAAATCATACAACCTCTGGCTGTAACCGTAGCGGTTCCAAAAGTTAAGTCTGCAAAATCTGTGAAGCCAGTAGTTCCAGCGCTAGTTGGTGCAACTTTTGTTAAAGCATTTCCACCAGATGTGTAGTTGGTTCCAGATGCTTGCCCTGTAGTGGTAAAAGCTGTGGTAGCTGCGCCTAATGTGGCTGAACTTGTATATAAAGCCAGTTTAAAAGCGTTGCCGTTGGTAGCAAAATTATGTGTTGCTGTAAGCAGTTCTTTTTTAAAGCTGGTTGTGAGTGTTGATGTAATTGCCATTTCAAATACCTTTTATTATTTTTGCCAAATCTTTAGCGTCTCCTTGAGTCAATTCTTGAATCAAAGACGCTTTATAAGATTTTATAGCATTTTTGATATATATCAAACAAACTTTATAAATTAAATCTTGGTAGGCTCTGGCTTGGTCTTTGATGTGTTGTTCATTATTATCAGAATATCCAACTATTTTTTCGGTTAATTGCTTTGCCCAAAACTCAGGAGGGTGTCCTCCGTGATTTGAGGTGGCTACCTCTATTATGCCAAGCTGTGGCAAACCTCCGGGCGTTAATTTATCTACCATTTGTCAGGCTCCCTTAAATGTTCATCGTTTCTACCTATAAGCGTAGGTTGTGCTTGCATCTCCTTAGAAGCTAACTCGCTTACTTTTTTTGTTATTAGCTTATTGTCATCTTGCACAACAACCAATGGGTCTTCTAATCTGTGATAGCCATAAAGCTTTTCTTGATCTGGCACATTGGTATCTAACAAAGCGCTAGAGCCAGCAACTCCAACTTCAGCACCAAGCTCAGTTGCTTTAGCCAGCCAATACTCAACACAAGCTCTGCCTGATTCTGCAAAATGTAAATTGCCCTTGTAGCTAAAATCTATTCCATACAAATTTATGGCTCCAACCTTATTCCACAATGCAAAAGCAATGGCGTATGAAACTGTGTTATTTAGGTAATGACAATTAAATGCTTGTAAGACTTCGTCAATTGGATACTCAACCAAATTTCTGCATCTGTCATCTAGCTCACATGTATAGATCGGCGCAAGACCATTTTCTAAAACATCCAGCATGCCACTTGTTTGTCCGCCTGCATCGGTACTATCAAAAAATCTACTGGCTGGGTCCATCATAAAAACGCGGTCATGAAATATTACCGAGCCAACTGCATTGATAGCCCACACTTCATCAAAGTGAGTGCCGTGTGATTTTGCTAAATTGTAATCAAACCAACTATTGCCTAGACCGACAATAGCCACAGTTTTGCCCTTTAAATGTTCCAACGGTTCCATTAATTCTCCTCTCAAAAAAAATTAACTTACATTTCTTCTTAACGAATCATACCTCATTTGATCTCTAGTATCTCTTCCTTCGCCAAGATTTTTAAGTCTCTCTAAACTTTCTTTAAATTTTGCATCATACAAAGATATGTCTGCCGGATTTAATTTTAAAAATGTAGCGCCTTCAACCAAGCAACCATACAGCAACGTGTCAGGCGCATCGCTTGATAGGTAAGTTGTGCCGCTATCTGCGCCAGAGGTTAACGAGGCTGGTCTAGCCAAGTAGTGTAACTCTACCGAATAATCTGCATCTGGAATTGGACCTACCTCAAAAGAACTTTGGTCAAAAGTAGCGTAATACTTTGGCTTGCCTCTGGTTGTCGAATTTGATACATATTCTTTAATAAAAGAATTGTGTTTAAAATCAAGATAGCTGTATTCATTGCCGCTAATAACAGCCAGTGAAAAACTTGCTAAAAAATCTGATGGAGTGGCTAAAAATCTATTGCTTGTCGTTAGATTGCCTTGAACATTTCTTCTTTGGTCAGGCAGTTGCACTGACTTTAAAATTCTTTCTTCGGCTTGCTGTATAAAGGTTGGAAGCTGCGAAACAAAAGTTGTTTCCTCAGATTCTAAGTAATCTTTAATTGCTGTCTTTAGTGTGGATAAAGTAAAACTCATGATGTTGTTATTGTAACCGAACCCAATGAACCATTCATAGCGCTAGGCGTGGTTAAAATTGTTCCTATAATTCCTAATTTAAAATTAGTATAAACCGTAAAAGCACTGGGGACTACGCTCACATCGGGTCTTGGCTCTCTAATTGCCTGTGGGTCAATTAATTTTTTTGTTGGAGTTAATTGCGGATGCTTTGGCTCAAAGCACTCATTGCATGTCTTTAAACCGTTCCACTCTTTTTTAAGAGTTGCTATGCCATACCTAAATCCGCATCTGTCGCATATACCGTATGCTTTTTTATTAGACGCAAAAGCCATTATGGAATATTGTAGCTAGACACATCTGGGGTAATTCTTACCGATGCCCTGTCTTCGTCCTGCTCCATGGCTCTAAAAAATTCTTCGTCATAAATTTGTTTGAGTAGCGCGGTTCTTTCTGGGCTTTTTTTAATAGATAGGTAGTAAGCAAGACCTGCTGCCAAGCAAGGATAAAACCTGAAAGGTATATCAAGGGTATTGGTTGCTGAGTCTGCGTCATCCATTCTTGTCAAGACGTTCATGTAAATAGTGTATTTGCTTGAGGCATCAGGAGCCGGGTAAACGCTTATGGTTGGAGACAATTGTTTATCAATAAAAAATTGCAAAGACTTACCTGTTACTGATTTGTTTGGAACCGCAGAATACTCGCTTCTGGATAGCCTTGTCATTTGCAAGTCTACGCTTTCATTGTTAACCGTTTCTCTTACAAAGGCATCTAATACATCAATGGCAGCCGTGCTATTTACCGAATCAACATTGTATGTTGCTGTTCCTGAAACCAAGGCAACCGTCTTTTGGCTTATAGTCCACTGGTTTAAACCACGATTAGCCCATTCAGCCAAAAGTAAATTTAAACTTCTTCTTGCTGTTTTTAAATCGTATGCTGTGCGCAACTCTAAGCCGCATCTTTCAAACGCCTCTTCAATATAATCAGCTACATCTAGCTCGAAATTTTTAGAGCTTGAAACGGTCATAATTTATTTTTTAGCTTTGCCGCCTCTGCCAAGTTTTTTAATGCCTGACTTACCGGCTCCGCCCATTGCAAACTTTCTGATGCCTGATTTGCCAGCGCCACCCATAGAAAACTTTTTAATGCCTGATTTGCCAGCGCCACCCATTGCAAATTTCTTTATGCCTGACTTAACAACTTCAGCGCCTTGAGCTGATCTTCTTTGTTGAGATGCTCCGGCTATTACATCGCCACCAGATTTCATTTTTTTTAATGCCTGACTTACCAGCGCCACCAGATTTCATTTTTGTAATTCCTGATTTTTTCATAATTAATTCCTACGATTTAAAATTTTTTGGAACTCATCTTGATTCCAATTATTATAATAACCTATTTTTTCTAATCTTTCAGAGGCAATGTTTAAAGTATCTAATCTTTGCACAAAAACCATATTATAACTTTCTTCGTATAAAGGCTCAAAGTCATCCTTTTGGCTTAACACGCTTTTCTCTTCGTGGTCTTGGTGAAAGCCCATTACCCATAAATTTTTTTTATTTAAAAAAACATTCATCATGTTTATTCTTTCGTTAAAAACCTCTAGCAACAAATCTACATTAAAATCACAGTAAATCGCAACGTCAATTTCTTTTGGAAAATTGTCACTGTATTTAATTAAATCTAGCCATTGCATATCATCGGATTTAATTATTTTTACAGAATTATTTTGCCAAGTTTTGTTGGCGTAGGGACACACTGGATGATTGTCCTGACTGTCTTCTAAGACTTCTTTCGACCAAGCCCTAATCTCTTCTTTAATTTGTGATAATTCCACTACTTTGCAAATGTACTTACGTTGGTTGGTTTGCCTTTTACGCCCTGTTTTTTGCTTCTTTTTCTTGTAACTGCTGATTTTATTTGTGATTTAGACATAGACTGTGCCTTAGATTTAGGCACACATTTTGGGTATTTTCTTTTTGAGCCTTTGGTAGATTTTCTGCCACAAGATTTATAACCACCGCCTTTTTTCTTTGAGCCAATATCAACCCATTCTTCAGCGAACCAACGGCGAAGACCCATTACCTGCCACGCATTTTGGTTTTTTTCCTGCGATCATCCATCACAGCTCCACAACCACGGGCTATAAAACTTTTCATTCCGGCACCTGTTTTAACTCCACCGCCATTGTTCATAAAACCAATCTGGTTTCTTACTTTTTTTGGCAAGTTTGGCAAACCTTTGTTGTCTGCTGGTATTGGTTTTAAATTTTTTTCCATAATTCCACCTTTGTTTTTGTATTGACCGCCCATCTTTTTATACTCTTTAACCATGTACGCATTTGCGTATGCGCTTGGGTACACATCAAACTTAGCTTTAGCCTTAGACTTAGCTTTGCTGTATAAACTTGGATTTTTTACATTGTCTGGTATTGCCATCTAACACTTCCACCTTTTTCTTGCTTGCCTAATTCTTGAATTAGGATCATTTCTAGTTTTAGCAGAGCTTTTCTTTAGTTGACCCAAAGACCTTGCACAATAAGACTTGCGCCTTTTTGCAGCCTTGCTACCCTTTTTAACTTTTCCCGTCACAGCCGTTTTTAACTTAGAGCCGGGATTGGCTTTTCGATAAGCTGCCACACCCCTTGCAGTCATGCCCGCTCCACTTTTTGTAGATCGGTAATTTCCACCTTTTTTGGTGGTTTTGGGTATAGCCTTTTTTGGTTTTCTGTCAGCCACTTTTAGGCATGGAAAGCAGTCATTGTTCCAAAAGTAGATACCGTGTATTGAATATAAATACCGTTATCAAACAATATTCCATTGTCTGGAACAGTAATATCTCTTGTTACAGTAGCAGA